GGCCCAGTGCGTGCCAAGTGCTTTTAGTGAGGTCGCATCTCAATTTTTCTTGTTTCTCTTCATGTACTCTTTAAGTGACATTCCCGGAGTTGTTCTTATTTGCTCAGCCGGAACAAGATTATTATATCCTCGTCGTCTTCTGAGTCTTCGATCTCTGTCGGTTCGATCAACACCCATTCTAGAAACGGATTGTGTGAGTTGTTTGAGCTGTCTTTCGAGTGATTTGACTTTATCATTGCTGTTGCCTGAGGCGCCTTTGGTTTTGGTATCATTATCGGTTGACTTCTTAGAAACCTTGGTTGTGGATTTAGAACTCCCTCCTTTAGCAAGTTTACTTGCCAACTGGGTGAGCAAAGATGTGCCAAATGTACGAAGTCCACTTGAAGCCAGAGATGCAATTGTTCCCCAAAAATTATATTTGGCTGGCATTACATCTTTGAGTTCAAAGAACCCGTCCATCATGGCTTCCATTACCATAAGATCTGGTTTTGGTCCAAGTTTGATCATACCTGCCCAGGCACTCGCCATACAAGGTTGAACTTCATAAATGCTGTAGGTCTTCTTGATTAGCAAATTACTCATTGTGCCGGGTTGAGGATTTAATGACAATCCAGTGAATAAAACGTACGACCAAGTCATATCTTTACTCCATAGCGTGTCATACAAAGCTCGCGCGCCAGCAACTGGTGTACCGATCGATGAATTTTCATAAAAAGGTTCCATGAAGATTTCGTTTGTACCTCCCATGACTTCAGCTTTCCAGCATTGGTACAAACCACTGATTTCATATGGTTGTGGTGAGTTGAAAGTATTAGAACCCGCCAACCATGCTGGTGTTATTGTGTTGAGTCTTTGTATTGAGAAGGCCCCGTCGGTTGCTTTACCACCGTATGATCTTAAACTGTTGCCCAGAATCTGCGACGATGTCGGGAAATTCTGAACACCAGAATCCGGTGACAATTTTCCTACGCCAATCACTTGGTGATTGGTATTAGGGTCCAAATCAAGATGATCAGTTGGACTCAAATTTAAATTCTTCAATACCTCAGTACGATGGTAATGTGGTATTTTAAACCATCTCTCAATCTTTTCCGGTTCACGTGTTACTTTAACGGACCCCATTTGAAATAAAGTGGAGACCATTTTGTAAAACAATGCCGGGTTCTCATTCGACAAAGCAATTAATGAACCCGCAAATAAAATGTTTGGGTTGAATTGATTTCCGACAACCATGCCAGTGTTGTTAAACATTGTCATGTTTGGGTAAATTGTAGTACTCTTAGCGACTGGACGATACAAATTTGCATCTGCACGCCAATTAACAAAATCATATAGCTGTTCAATACCGACACCTGCATTATCCTGCTCCATACGTCGTAATGGATCTGTTGTGTTCCTAACGAAACCAATATGTTTGACGCGAGCACCTGTGGGCATTAAAAAGCCATAATCATATGTTTTTAGTTGATCAGAAGTCAATTCAACACATTTATTGAATGTGGGGCTTTCTGGGTTCTTATCGTAAACTCTCGGTGATGACATCACTTCCATATTTCTCCACTCAATTACAACTTGTGTTCTTGCGTCGTTTGTGGGTAAACCACTAAATTCCGGCACAGCTGATGGTGGGTGAAGGCATTTGCGAATTACGGCATCTTTAGCACTATGCTTATCAGTGCTAGTTTGTACTTCGCTATCGTTGTGAAGATTAGAAAACAAGTCTACATCCACGGGATTTTCTACGGGGATGCTCATTGTCGTATAAATAAATATAAATTAAATATTATAAATAATGGGAAAATAATTAAAGGTATAAATATGGTTGACATATAAATAGAAGATTAAAGTTTATTAAATTAGGTAATATTTACAGGAATACTCTTCTATTTAGATGATTTAACAAAATCATCAGTGTAAATAATAAAAAATTCTCCTTTACTGTCATACTTCAAGTTCTTATATTCTTGAGTAGACAAATAAACTAAATAATCAAACAAATATAAAATTTCACCTTTGCTGATGTTCAAGCCGGCTTTCATGTAATGTTCATGACATAAAGCTGCACCAACATCTTTTGCCTCGATTGTGGTGACGACTGCAACTGAATCTCTAATGTTATTTCTTGATTCTTCCCAATCTTCGATGCAGGTATATATTTTGCTAACCACTTTGACAACACGTCGTAACACATCTGGAAAGAAGCCATACGGTGTTATGATGTTAGCCACAAATTCGGATACGGTAGGACTATCATATTTAATCTGAAATCCAAACAATTCTGAGACATCTTTAGAGTTGTCTATTTTCTTCTTAACTTTCGTACATTCACCATGGAAATCGTCGCCTTTAAAAGCTGCAACAATTAAATTTTCAAACTTATAGCATGAACCGATAGCCATCATGTTAAACAAAGTGTTACCCGTTAATGTATTGGGTTGTCCACTATGTTGCATAAACACGTTTGACAATTTGCTCAAGCCATAATTATTGACATAAAATAATGTCCACTTCATTCTTTGGTTTCTGTACAAACTTTCGATGTTTGCTGGGATGCCCATTTTCTTAAAAATTGTTATTTCCGCTTCCAAACTTGCTCGACAATGTGATGTGTCAAATTCTGTGAAATCAGTGTCGATGTTAATTCTGTCACAGTTGGCTGGTGGTAAAGGAAAGAAATGTTTATTATCTCTCTTAGAGGCTATTTCTAGTCCAAGTTCCTTATCAGATTTATTGAATGACAGCACAACTTCTTTCTTTACATTGTTTAACAATTTCTTTGCCATCATTCTAGTAAACCCAGATAACATTACATTTAAAATCTTTGACCACGCGCTTACACCTTGCCCTGCTTTATAAGCATTTTCTTTACCATGAGCAACAATGTGTTTTTCCTGTTTCTTCATGATAAATTTGACGACCGTTGCTGGTTGACTTGACCATTCTAATTCTAATTCCGCCAAACTCTTGTTTTTATTTGATATGTTAAACATTTGATCAAACACGTACGCACTAACTTCATGCAAATTTGGATTTTTGTATTTATATTCTTGATAATCATCTTCAAACATTCTAGCGTTGACTTTGTTCTCTGGTAAATCCTCAACCCAATGGTATTCGTCGTCATTGAATTGTCCAATCTTCTTTTGCAGCTCTATTAAATATTCAAACAATGCTACAAAATATTCTTCATGAGTTACCTTCCACATTGCGTCATTCAAATTGACAAATTTAGACAAACCTTTAATTAACATTGATGTTGTGCCAGATTGTTGACGGTCTTGACCGTATCTAGTTATCATTGTATTAATCGTTGCTAATGAATCCTTGCTTTGGTAATACTTGACGTGCGGTTTAATCGCTAATCTACCACCAGTAAAAGTATAGTCACTGGCGTTAACATGATCCAATGATATTTTGGTTTTTGTGTGAGTTGCTGCTATTGATTTTGGACCGAAGTCCAAAAGGTTATTAGGCATATTAGCATTCACTTTTAAAACTGTTTTGTCTAAAATTGTTTCAACTTGATCGACTGCAATCATTTTTGACACTTCAACCCTCTCTTCAGGTATATCCAAAACTTTGTCTATGATAATTTTAGTTGCGGCTATTGGTTTAATGTCTGCAGCATCTAGTGTTGCTTCAATATTTGTTCCCAAAATTTCTGCAACAGATTTAAAATCTTCATCATTACCATGAACAATTATTTGTTGTGTGTGTCTAGTCATTGCTGAATACAAGAAAGCAATTCTGTCTGGCTTGTTAATGTATCTCAAATCATGTAAATACAATTGCACATAATCAGTTGTCATTCCCTGTGATTCAGTGGCGGTGTTGATGTTAGCACCATTGTTTGCTAGTGATTTCTTAAAATCTTGCGTAAAGCAAATAGCATGATCTTTACTATCGCCAAATCCTTCAAATTTATCGATAAATTTTTTGATTTTAATTGAAGATTTAATTTTTGTCATTGATACCATTCCTGAATAATCGTGGAAAAGTTTTGCAATGTCTTGAGGACATCTATAACTTTCAACAATACGAC